GCAGCGGTCTCCGGCCGCTTGTTGCGAACCGTCCCCGAGGAGGCAAACCGCCCCCTTGCGTCGCGCTTCAACTGCCTGGCCATGCCTACCCCGGTGTTGTTCCTCTAGTTTGCCTAGCGCTTTTTGCCGGCTTTGCGCCCCTCGCTCATCGCGCTGGCATCGGTTGCCTTAGCTTGCATGAGGCAAACTAGAGAAAACGGTTTGGATGATGGGGCAAGTACCTCCCGGTGTAACGGTCGTGCAAACCGGAGACCTTGGCGCAGAACGCTGGCTACGGTTTCGCCCCGTGGCGGGTGGTGTTTATACCAACCTGACAACCTACGAAAATCTCAAGGTCCAGGATCCCGATATTGTTTATCAGCGTCAGGAGCCACATTGGATCCTTCCTGAAGTGCTGGCGGGTGGCACGCTGGCGATGCGGGCGCAGCGTGAGTCGTTCCTGCCACGTTTCCCACGGGAAAAGAAGGAGGACTACGATGTGCGCTTGGCCGCCGCAGTCTGCCCGCCGTACTATCTGCGGATTGAAAGAATGCTTGTTGGCATGTTGACTCGTAAGCCGGTCGTGCTGAGTGACGTCAATAATTTGATGCTTGATCATATGCAAGATGTAGATATGATGGGCTCCAATCTTGATGTGTTCTTGCGCAAGGTCGCACAGCTTAGTATTCGTTTTGGACACGTCGGCACCCTGGTGGATATGCCACGGGGCGATGAAGGCGATAACACGCCTGTGACTGAGTTCCTTCGTCCCTACTGGGTTCCGTACAGCGCCAGGCAGATTCTGGGTGGTCGCTATGACATCGTTGGCGGACAGAAAAAGCTTGTGCTATTGCGGTTGCTTGAAACTCCCATAGTGGCCCACGGCGACTATGGCTACGAGGTTGTGCAGCAGGTTCGGGTTCTTCGGCCTGGGTCGTATCAGCTGTTCAGAAAGCAGGAAAGCACGGCTAGTGAGTGGAAGGAACTAACGGACGGTGAGACTCCTACATATATCGACGAAATCCCTTTTGCTGTGGCTTATGCTAATCAGATTCAGGATCTGGAATCGCGGCCACCGCTTGAGGATGCTGCGCACCTCAATGCTCAAGCGTACCGATGCCTGTCAGATCAGGATACAATTTTGCATATTGCCGCCGTGCCGCGCTACAACCTGTTTGGCGTACCGGCTGAAGTTGAGGAAGTTGAAAGCGGTCCTAACTCTGCTACAGCCTGGCCTGTTGACGCACGGGCAGAGTTTACCGAGCCTGTTGGCACCAGCTACCAATACAGATTCGAGCAAATCGACAGAATCGAAAAGCAGATCGCAGAGCTTGGTATGTCTCAAGTTATGGGGCAGAACTACACAAATGCAAGCGCCGAAGCACGCCATATCGACAGATCACAAGGTGATAGCCCGCTTCAATCTGTCGCCATGGGACTACAAAATATGGTGAATGAATGTTTGCGTTATCATGGCTTATTGATGAACATACAAGATTATGGAAGCTGCGAGATTAACAAGGACTTCGTTGCCGCCCGCTTAGATCCCGCCATTGTTCAGCAAATGATTCAACTGGAGGCGAATGGCAAAATCACTCAGGAGACACTGCTTCGAGTCCTGCAGGGTGGTGAGTGGATGCCAGACGGGTTTGACGTGGCCACTGAGATCGAGGACACGGCAAAGGCGCGAGCTGATGCCCTCGCCGACCGGCAGGCACAGCTTGACGCTGCCTCTGGCGGGTTACCATAAGGCGGTCTCCGCACGACCACCGATGGACGAATCCAAGGCCTACCAAGCGATTCATGACGCAGTCTTTGAAGTTGCCGAGCAAGCCGAGTGCTCGGTTCAAACCCAAATTGGCATCCTTGAAATTGTGAAAGCCGAGCTTATGTCCACAGTCATGGAAGACGTTGCCGAGGAAGGCGACGAGCTCGTAGACGAGGAACCAGCGGCTTAAACTCAGCGCAATCCGCCCCGCGCCTGTGTCCGATCAAAACGACGCCACTCCCCAGGCAACTCCACCGAACCAGCCAGCCTCCGCCGACGCGGGGACACTGGCGGCCGAGGTTGCGCGGTTGCGTGCCAAGAACGAGGAGCTGCTAGGGGAGAAGCGGCGGCTTGCCGGCCGCCTCGCCGACCTGCCGGATGATGTGGACCCTCGCCAGCTGTGGGCCGATCGGCAGGCTGCGGAAGCCAAGCGGCTGGAGGCTGAGGGCAATTACACTCAAGCCCGCCAGCAACTGGAGCAGCAGTATCGGGACAGCGAGGCGAAGCTGAAGGCTCGCATCGAAGAGCTGGAGGCTGAGGTCCGCCAGCTCAAGGTGCTGGGGCCAGCCGCTACCGCCCTCTCCGAGCATGTGCATGGCGCCGATGAGGTCCTGAAGCTGCACCTACAGGCCGATCAGCTGGCCACCGAGGCAGACGGCACGGTCGTGGTGGTTGACGGCTACAACCGCACACCGGTGGCCGAGTGGGCCCGCGCAACCTTGCCCCAGTGGCGCCTGAAGGCCCCCAAGCCGGCCGGCACCGGAGCACCGATCGGTGGTTCTGGTGGGGCGGGCGCCGCCGCGTCTTCGCTGCCGGCTGGGTTCAAGAACCCATGGGCACGGGAAACCTTCAACCTGACAGAGCAAGGTGTCATCTTTAGGCGTGATCCTGGCCTGGCGCAGCAACTCAGGGCAGCCGCTGCCACTGCTGTCGCAAATAAGGGTTGAGGCAAACTAGGGGACGGGGAAGCTGTGCCGACCCGGGGCCTGTGGCCACTCGCCCCCTACATGCCTAGCCATGACCGTCGTTTACGGAGCGGATACGCAAGTATTCAATCCATACACAGATTACGTTGTCCGTGATTCCTTGCTGAGAAATACCTTTTTTCTCAGCGGCATTGCGCAGGTCAATCCTGTCATTCAGGCAGTGGTTGACAAGGGTTACACCTTTGAGATCCCGAACTGGGATCCTGACCTGGATGGGGACATGCAGTACCCCCAGGAAGGTGTACCACTGAAAGCCAACAAGTACAGCTCCGGCAAGCAGAAAGGCGTTATTCACTATCGCTCAAACGCCTGGGGCTTGTCCGGCATGGCCAAGCTTCCCCTGGGTGTCAACAACGACCCTAAGGCGGTGATGTATAGCAAGGTAGGCGCAAAGGTCACCAATGCCTACCAAGCAGATGCTCTGGCCACCCTGCAAGGCCTGTTTGGCGCCGTTGGCACCAACAACTCCACCGCCGCTTTTGCTCCGATGTCCATCGACAGCGGTGGTAGTGGTGAAAGCGACTTCGGCCACGAACAGCTTGTTCGAACTAGACTCCTGATCGGTGAGGATGCGGCAAACCTGACCACTCAGCTCGGCATCGCCATCATTCACTCTGACATCTACGCATACCTTGAGGCGCGTCAGATATGCCAATACGTGGATGCTCGGGATCTGCCAGGCGTCACCGCATCAACCGCAGCCGCGAGTGCTCTCACTGGCGGGACGGTTGTCCCTGGTGACATCAGCCCGGCGTTTCAGGTCATGCCGAGAATCCCCGTATTCGCCAATACGGCGCTGATTGTCAGTGACAACGCCCCACGAGTTGGATCCCCTGGCTCCTACAAATACGGGGTGTACGTCTTCCGTCAGGGCGCCATTGGCCAAGGCTGGCAAGCCCCCCTCAAGACCGAGGAGGCTTACGACGCGATGCAAGATGGTGGTTTTGGTCAGGAAGTGATCAAGGTCACTTACGGGACCTGTATGCACGTCCTGGGCTCCAGCTGGAAAGGTGGTGAACAGCCGACTACCGCCCAGCTGGCCGACACGGCAAACTGGGAGCTTAAATGGAACTCTCCCAAGCAACTCCCCGTTGCACGCTTCACCTGCACTTGCCCCATCTACGTTTGAGCCATGACCATGATGACAAGTTGGGGTGACAGCTACCCCAAAATCCCTGGAACATTTCTACAGGTTCGGCCACTCACCGAAGCAACCGACGCGGCGACAACGCTGACCGCAGCGCAAACTATCGGCGGCATGGTCACCATGACGCCAACGGCGGCCCGCACCATCACCCTGCCAACCGCCACGGCGATTCTCGCCTTGCTGCAACCAGGAGTGCAGATCGGAACCAGTTTCGAGATTTCAATTCGGAACGGCGCGGCTACAACCCACGCGATTACCCTCGCCGGGCCATCCGGTGGCGGGATTACGATCGACGGCGTAGCCACGGTGGCGCACGCCAGCTCCGCCACATTCCTGGCGAGGGTGACCGGCGAAACCACTCCGGCGATCACATTCCACCGGATCTGATGAATTACACCTGGTGCCGAGGACACCAGGAGGTCTGGGATGCCATCGCTGCAAAGGCGGCGGCATCCTCACCGCCTGCACAGCCTCCTAAGTCGCAACCGGAAAAACCTACAAGGAGGGTTAATGTCCCAAGTTCCTGAGTACACAAACTTTCGTTACATCTCTGCAGGGTCGGCGGTAACCCTTCCTGACGGCAAGCTGTTCATCCGATTACTGGCACTAGAGGCGACCGTTCTCCATGCCGACACGGATTGCCGGAGCTGTCCCGATGACCTAGGCAGCATGCCGATCCCGGCCGGCACTGAGGTCACCGGCTATTTCTCGACCATTCGGCTCACATCCGGCAAAGTCGCGGCCTACCTGAGCTGACCGATGAGCGTTCTCCACAGGATCACGATCCCACCTAAGGGGCGATGGGTCTCTGACCGCAGCCCCATTGCCAGCGACCTGGGCGAATGGAACTCATGCGACGGTGAAGCGCATGAGTTCCACGATCCGATGGTGTCGCTCACCGTCTCGATTGACGATGATCACACCGTGCATCTGTTCTGCGAGGCACATCAGGTTAATGCTGCAGTAGATAAACTGAAACAGCTGCTTGGTTGACTATGATTACCGCCTGGGATCCCGGATTCAAAGAGCGCTATCCACGTGGCGCTGTTGTCTGCGATGCGTTGGGCCGCAAGCTGCATCGCGTTGTCGCGTGCAACCTGGCCACGGGGGAAGTCGTGATCGCAGACACCAGACCTCCGCTCCTAAACCGAGTGGTTGGGTTGTTTTGCAAGCGACCTTTTACAACGCTGCTTGCAGCGCAAGCTATCGGCGGCATGGTCACCATGACGCCAACGGCGCTCGTCGGCTTTGGCTGTAACTACATTCATCGTCGCCATGGTTTTTGGCCGGCGCCGTTGACCATTGTGCAGCCTACTGAAGGTGAGCGATTTGGTTTTGCTATTGAGAGGTTGAAACACGTTCTCGGTGGCTAACCTCTCCGCCCAGATCGAGGCCTTCCTGAGGAACGCTCTACGCCAAAAGCGCTTGGAGGATCAACGGGTCCGCCAGGCGCTTCGCGATCTGCGGGGGGTGCTGGCGGCCGTGGAGCGGGTCGTGGGTGAGAGCGGCGTGGCAGCTCCACAGCCGGGCCGGAATGAGGCCATTGCCAGGCTGACCGCAGCCATCGCCCGCAGCGTGCGCGACTCGTTCGGGGTGCCCCAGCTGGCGGCCCTCAGCGCTGCCCTGGCGCCATGGTTGGAGAGTCAGCTCAGGTTTGCCCGCCAGATGGTGGAGATGGCCGGCGGAGACCTTGCGGCGCCGACTGTGCAGATGACCGCGACGCAGGCGGCCCGGATCGTTCGCGGCGTACAGGTGGCGGGCACCACGATGGAGAACCAGCTCCTCTCGCGCCTGCCGGCCATGGTGGCCGATCGGGTCGAGCGGTTCATCCGGCTGGGGGTTCAGGACGTCGCTGGCGGGCCAACGTTCGCCACCTACGAAAACGCCGTGGTGCGCACCGTGGGCAACGCGGTCGAGGCGACGATCCGCACTGGCGTGCACGAGGCAGGAGGCTTCGCCCAGCAGATGATCTACCAGTACGAAACGGATCCCGACTGGCTCGGGCCTGATGGGCTGGTGTGGACCGCGATCCTGGATTCCCGGGTCTGCCCCACGTGCCTGGCGCTGGATGGCACGAGGTACCAGCTGGGCGTGCCGGCCCCTTATTTCGACGGGGAGAACAAGACGAGCCCCCATCCCCAGTGCCGCTGCTACCTGCTGCCCTGGAAGTGGCGCAACGACACAGAGGACGGCCAGCCATTGAACCGCGAGGCGACAGGGGACCGGGGGGCTGAGGCGTTGTCGTTCCGTGCTGCCGCATCGCAATGGGTGCGCGACAACCCAGAGACGGCTCGGGCCATTTTTGGCAAGGCACTGGGGCAGCGACTGATCGACGGCAAAATTGGCTTTGATCAGGCGGTTAAGCTCTGGTCAGCAAAGGGTTAGCCATGGCCGTCACCGTTGTTGCCACCGTTGGCGCGGCCAACGCCAACAGCTACCTCACCGTGGCCGCAGCTGATGACCTGGCTGACGACTACCTCGGGACGCTGGCCTGGACGACAGCGACGACCGACAACAAGGGGCGGGCTCTGATCATGGCAACGCGGTATCTGGAGCAGCTGGAGTGGTTCGGTAGCCGGGCCACCACCACCCAGACCCTCGCCTGGCCCCGCTCCGGCGCAGTGTGCGGGGAGTGGAGCTTCGAGGATGACGAGATCCCCGCCCCGATCAAACAGGGCTGCTTCGAGCTGGCAGAAGCCCTGCTGGCCAACCCCACCCTTCTCAGGGGGCAGGGGGCGGGCAATGCTGAGCTGATCCCGGGGATCCCCAACGCCAGCTTGAAAACCGCAAGCGTGGATGTGATCTCTGTCGAGTTCAGGGATGGCGCTGTGCCCAACAACCAGAACGCGCTGAACGTGCTGCCGGGGTTGCGCCAGACCCTGGGGT